GCGCTGCGCCTGCACAACCATGACATCATGGGGCAAGATGGGGCCGACTTGGAAGTCAGTAGCTGGACGTGGCGGAAGCATATAAGTCGCGCCAGTGGCCGTGAAATGCTCTCCGTGACGTATTACGGCGGACTGTCAGACCCGCCAGTGACCGAGTATCTGGCAGTGACGCATGACGGATACGCCGGTGAAAAGTCGCGCAGGCTACTGGCCGAGATTGCCCACAAGGCTGGCGTGACGCTGGACTATGCTGCCGTTGACTTACATCAGATGGCAGGCCAGATGACCGAGGGCAGGCCACCGAGCCACATAGAATTTCGAAAAGATGGTAAATTTTATACAGTAATAAAGAGGACCTATGAGACATCCTGAACCCGCAATCGTTACACACTACCGCGCCACTATAAATGCACCAGTGCCACAAGTCTGCACCACTTGCGATAACTACCGCCCCGACGGGGTTTGCGCTGAATTCGGTGAGGCCCCGCCAGTAGAGTTTGCAAATGAGCCTGGAGGCTGCGCCTTGTGGGAATTTGAAATTCCCTTTTAGTATGGAATCCGAACATTTGGAGCAAGTGCGCCTGGTTAGCTGGTTTCGGCGCAACTATCCCAGCGTGAGAATCTTTGCAGTGCCGAATGGTGGTGGCCGCAGCATGGCACAGGGCGCCAGCTTGAAGGCAGAAGGGGTAACCCCTGGCGTGCCTGATTTGTTTGTCCCTGCGTGGCTGCTATGGGTGGAGATGAAAAAAGAATCGGGCGGTATCGTTTCACCAGTCCAAAAGGACTGGATCGCGTACTTGGAGAGCATAGGCCACCGGGTTATCGTTGGCCGGGGCTTTGAAGATGCGAAGCGCCAGATTGAAGACGTAAAAAAGCCCCTGTGAAGGGGCTTGTATCGTTTCAGGTATCGTTAACCGCGAAGCAGTCGGATAAGTAGCACAATCACTGCGTATATCATTTTTCACCCTCCCACCGGGTGCCGAGCCAATCTACCGGATCATGCGGTTCATAGTACAGGTATTCCATGGCTTCCTGGTGGCACCATGCATAAAGGTGCATGAGATGGGTTATCTTGTCGGTGATGTCGTTGTCTAGCATTCCCCTGCCCCTTTGCATTGATAGCACCTAGTACCCTCATGCTGACCCTCGCCTGAACCGCTACAGGCTGGGCAGATACCCGGCTCACCATCATCAGGGCCATCGTCAGCCATGAGTCGGGCCTGGTCCCTGGCATCGTCGTGCCAATCGTCATAGTCGGTCATGCTGGCACCTCAGCATGGTCGGTGCGTTGCAGGTCGTGCCGATTAATGACGTAATACTCTACGCCATCATGGGTGACAATGGCCACAATGGTGGCTTTGCCTGACTTGATCAGGCGTCTGGCATATTCAAGGGTTAATATCATGGTTTCATGCTCCAAAAATAGTAAGCAAAGGGAAGACCCCATACGGCAGCGCCGATAATGCCTTGTATCAGGGTCCAGAGTAGTTTTTTCATGCTGCCACCTCAGACAATCCCATAATGTAGGCGTGCATTAGGTTAAGTAACTCACGCTTTGGAATATGGCCTGTGCTGAGTGGTGACGATACGCCGCCGCCTTGATTGTGCATACGGTGCAGACATACGCCGCCGTATGCGCCGCTCAGATGATAGTTGCCAATGTTGATCTTGCCATCGGTGTATGGCGTCATTGGTGAGCCGGTAATGCGGTTGATACGGTCAACGACTGCCTGTAATTGGGCTTTAGTTACTTGCTTCTTCATAGGGTTGTCCTGGTTGATTGGTTGATTGTTCGATGCCGAATCGCATCCCTAAGCCCACAGCATGGGCTAAGAGGGTGATCAGGCACCAAAACGCGTAGCTTCACTTGCCTTGAATGGAGTGGTCAACATGAAAGCATTGCGCGCCAGTTCAGGTGTGCCTAGCTTGACATAGGCCAGACGCTGCAACAAGTGGTCATAAGATTGATTGCAAAGATGTTGCATATCGGCGCGCTCCAATGGGCACTCAATCCACTTCAATCCGTGGCGTTCACCATTGGCGCGGATGCTGGCGCGATGCGCCATGTAAGTGGTGCGGTTCATTTCAGAGTAAGACATGGTGTTTTCCTTAGGTTTGGGTTGATAACGTGGAGTATTGTCACGGATTTTATTACAGTCAGTCAGTCACATATGTGACAGTAAACCAGGTATTTTGACTAAGGGTTTACCCTTACATTTCTTACACAATTTATACATTGTGCATTGTGTAAGGTATTGACATAGAACGTGTCGTTTTACACAACATACACACACTCCTTAAGGAGTGTGTATTTGTGTATGACATGTTGCGTAAAATGCAGTCTTACTGACCACTTGGTCAGTAATTTTGATTGGAGGGAATTTATGCCAGCACCATGCCAGGTTTACACGGTCCAATTTAGGCGGAGACTGCAAAACGCCGATAGAGAGATTTTGCTAGCTGCTGGCGGTGGAGACATTACCGTCGGGTTCCATCGCGCCTTAGGCCTGTATAGGCGCGCCCATGAGCAAGGCATTAGACCGACCGACTCGCTGGATGACATAGTTGTTTACGTTCCACATGGTGGAGTGAATGAATAGTGAATGAATGTGGGGTGCGTTCCAGGTGGTCGGGAAATGGTACGCCGCCGTACCACGCCCTTCGCTTGTTAACATAACGTGTCGATGCACTCTCTGCACAAATGCATTGTGGATGCTGTGCATACCGCCCAGGTAGCATGAGCGACCGCTTATATAAGCTCTCACTTCCATAGGTACATCAGCAAGTAAGCATATAAGCATGGACGGATTGATGGGGGGGGAGGGGGCTGGCGACGATTGAAAATTTACGGGTGCCTCCCCCCCTCAAAAAAAGCTAAATTAAGCATTTACACAAGTGACCATTTGTGCATTTGTGCAATAAATAATCCACTCATCTACAATACCTCCAACTTCCCGAAAGGATAAAAGTGGAATCTATGACTGGTGAAACACCTATCAAGCGCAAGCCTGGTCGTCCAAGGACAAAGCCGCCTAAGATAAGCCCTGGCAGGCTGGCTATTCAGGAATATGCCAAGAACATCCCACTGGTGCTTCCTAAGACTGACCACCAAAGACTTCGAGAGTTAAAGGAGTTGATGATTCGTTCTGGCGGGACTAATGTGGCGGAGAAGGTTATTCAGATTGCTTTGAATGACAACCACCCTGGTCAGATGGCGGCGTTGAAGATGTGTCTTGACCGGACGTTGCCTATGAGTATGTTTGAAAAGGATAAGGGTCAGAGGTCAGCAGTTACCATTAATATTACTGGTTTGGGTGAATCTATAACTCAACCAACTATTATTGAACAAACCAATAATGGGGACATAACTGATGTCTGACCAAATATTTGAGGCAAACAATGTCTGACCTAAACTTTAGCCTATTACCTTGGCAACAAAAGGTATATACCGATAATACGAGGTTCAAGGTTATTGCTGCTGGACGGCGGTGTGGTAAGTCTCGGTTGGCGGCGACTACTTTGATTATTGAGGCTTTGCGGTGTCCACCGGGTTCAGCGGTATTGTATGTATCGCCTACGATGGGGCAGTCTCGGCAGATTATTTGGGACTTGCTGTTGGATTTGGGGCGGGATGTTATTCAGAATAGCCATGTAAATAATCTTGACATCACGATGATCAACGGGGCAAAGATTTACGTCCGTGGTGCTGATAGGCCAGATACCTTGCGGGGTGTGAGCCTGACCTATGCTGTGCTGGACGAGGTGGCGGACATCAAGCCTGAAGCCTGGGAGCAGGTTATTCGGGCGTCGCTATCGGACAAGAAGGGTCGGGCAATGTTCATTGGTACGCCAAAGGGTCGGAACTGGTTCCATGATCTGTGGAAGTTAGGGCAGGAGGAGCAAGATAAGGATTGGAAGTCATGGCACTTCACCACGGCGGATAATCCGCTGATTGACCCGACTGAGATTGAATCGGCCAAGAAGACGCTATCTACCTTCTCATTCAAGCAGGAGTACATGGCAAGTTTCAGCAATGCTGGGGCGGATGTTTTCAAAGAGGAATGGATCAAATACGGGGTAGAGCCTGAGAATGGCAGTTATTTTGTAGCGGTGGATCTGGCTGGGTTTGAGGAAGTGGCTAAACAGGCCGCTAACGCCAAGAAGAGACTGGACGAGTCTGCCATTGCGGTGGTGAAGGTCACTGATGACGGTAAGTGGTTTGTTAAAGAGATTGAGCATGGCCGCTGGGACATTCGGGAGACGGCGTCAAAGATTTTGCTGGCGATGCGGGAATACAGGCCGTTGTCTATTGGGATTGAGAAGGGTTCGCTAAAAAATGCGGTATTGCCGTATTTGAGTGATTTGATGCGTAAGAATAACGTGTACAGTCACATTGTGGATTTGACACATGGGAATCGGAAGAAGACTGATAGAATCATCTGGTCATTGCAGGGACGGTTTGAGCATGGAAGGATAATTCTCAATCGGGAAGAGGATTGGGATGTATTTGTAGACCAATTGCTTATGTTCCCATCTCAAGGTGTTCACGATGACTTGCCAGATGCGCTGTCGTATATTGACCAATTGGCGGTCACCAGTTACTTTGAGCAGGATGACAGTGAAGAGTGGGAGCCAATGGACATCATTGCGGGGATTTGACTATGGCAAAACTAGACCAAAACGAGTTTGATGAACCCTCGCAAGAGGACAAAGACCTGACTTTGTTTGTCACCGAGCATTGCGACCGCTGGCGCGACTACCGGAATGCCAATTTTCTTGAGAGTTACCTGGAATACGAGCGTATTTTCCGGGGACAGTGGGCAGCAGAGGACAAAACCCGTGAATCTGAGCGCAGCCGCATCGTCACACCTGCCACCCAGCAAGCAGTCGAGACTCGACACGCTGAAATTATGGAGGCCATCTTTGGTCAGGGCGAGTTCTTTGACATTACCGACGATCTGAAAGATGTAAACAACAATCCAATCGATGTTGCGATGCTCAAAGCGCAGATGATGGAGGATTTCAAGCTCGACAAGATCAGGAAATCAATCGATCAGATTGAATTGATGGCGGAGATCTACGGCACTGGCATTGGCGAGATTATTGTCAAGCAAGAAAAGACGTTTACTGCCGCAACCAGACCAGTTCCAGGCCAAACAGCCGCTGCCATTGGTGTGATGGAGGGTGAGCGCACGGCAGTGAAGATTGTGCCGATAAACCCCAAGAATTTCCTGTTTGACCCCAACGGCACCAGCATTGATGACTGCATGGGCGTGGCGATTGAGAAGTACATCTCCATCCACAAGATCGTGGAGGGGATTGAGAAGGGGATTTACCGCAAGGTGAACATCACCCCGACCTACGAGGACACCGGCCTGGAGCCAACCCAAGAGATCAGCCAGTACCAGGACGAAAAAGTGCTGCTGCTGACCTACTACGGCCTGGTGCCGAGGGAGATGCTGGACAAGAAGGACGAGGAGATCGTTGATCTGTTCCCCGAGCAGTCAGCAGCCGACGAGTACAGCAACATGGTCGAGGCCATTGTGGTGATTGCCAATGACGGGATGCTGCTCAAGGCTGAGGCCAACCCTTACATGATGAAGGACCGCCCGGTCATCAGCTACCAGGACGATACTGTGCCCAACCGCCTGCTGGGGCGCGGGACCGTTGAAAAAGCCTTCAATATGCAAAAGGCCATCGACGCCCAAGTCAGGTCACACCTCGACTCCCTGGCGCTGACCACCAGCCCCATGATGGCAATGGACGCTACCAGGTTGCCCCGTGGCGCTAAGTTTGAGGTGAAGCCCGGCAAGGCTCTACTGGTGAACGGTAACCCCAGCGAAATTCTGTTTCCATTCAAGTTTGGTGAGACAAGTCTCAACAACCTCAACACCGCCAAGGAGTTTGAGAGGATGCTATTGCAGTCCACAGGCACTTTAGACTCGCAAGGCATGGTGAGCCAACAGGCCCGTGATGGCGGCAACATGAACATGGCGGTTGCCACCATCATTAAGAAGTACAAGCGCACCCTGGTGAACTTTCAAGAGGACTTCCTGATACCGTTCATTGAGAAGGCTGCATACCGCTATATGCAGTTTGACCCTGAGAGGTATCCAAGTGTTGACATGAAGTTTATCCCGACTGCGACATTGGGAATCATTGCCCGAGAGCATGAGCAGCAGCAGTTCATTGGTCTGTTGCAGACCTTGGGTCCAGACACCCCTGTCCTACCGTTGATTTTGAAGGGCATCCTCAACAACTCCAGCCTAACCAATAGGTACGAGTTAATGGATGCGCTTGACAAGATGAATCAACCTGACCCCAACGCGCAGCAGAAATCGCAGATGCAGGAACAGTTGGCAATGCAGGCAGCACAGGCTCAAATTGCGGTGAACACCACCCAAGCCGAGCAAAACCGGGCCGAGGCGCAGAAACTAATGACAGAGGCGCAGCTGATGCCTGCGGAAGTGCAGGCCAAGATGAGCGCCAGCCTGACCAAGAACTTGCCCAATGAAGACTCGGCAAACGCTAAGGAATTTGACAAACGTGTCAAGATTGCTGAACTCATGCTCAAGGAAGCCGACATGAAAAATAAGAGCAAAATTGTTGAACTGCAAATGAACAATGCCAAGAGCAACGTGGTGGATATGGAAAACCAGTTCCTTGAAAAACTAGCAACGGAGTTGAATTATGGCAATCGATAAAATTTTCAACGATGCCAATGTTGATGGCATTGCCGACAATATCTTTGGTGCGGTCAACAACTCTGTGTCCGAGGTCAAGCAGATGCAGCAGCGCAAGGCTGCTGAGAATGTGCAGATGGTGGTTGAGGCGTTCAAGAAAATTGAAACTAACATCACCGAAAAGTTTGACAACGTAACCGATGTCATTGAAAAGCGCGTCCTGACCATCAAAGATGGGCGAGATGGTTTAAACGGTAGCGATGGGCGTAACGGGCGCGATGGAAAGCCAGGGCGCGATGGCGCCAACGGCAAGCAAGGCACCCCAGGCGCACCGGGTAAGGATGGTGTGGACGGTGTGGACGGTGTATCGGTCACCAATGCCAATATCGACTTTGATGGCAGTTTGGTCATCAGCCTGTCCTCTGGTCAGCAAATCAATGTGGGTGAGGTTGTGCCGCCCGAGTTGGAGCGTCAGCTTGTTGAGTTGAGACAAGGCGGTGGTAGTGCTGGCAGCAGCGGCGATGTCGCAGGCCCAACAGCCTCAACTGACAACGCTATTGTCCGATTTGATGGCACTACTGGTAAGCTATTGCAGAACAGCGTTGTCACCATTGGCGATACTGGCAACATGGCTGGCGTGGGGACTCTTGGAGCGGGAGCAATTACCGCAACGAGCCTTGTGTCCTCGGGCACAGCCGCAAGCAGCTTCACAGTGACCAGCGGGACAGCGGTTCCGTTGACGATCACGAATGTGGGTACAGGGAATAGTTTTGTAGTTGAAGATTCGGCTAGTCCTGATGCAAGTCCTTTGGTTGTTACCAATATTGGTCAATTTGTTGTTGGGTATACCGCTGCTATTGGAGCAGGCCAAAACACAAACATTCAATCTCAATCAACTGGCGGCACAGCGGGATTTACTGCTTTCCGCTGGTCAAATGATACTACTCCGCCCCGTTTACAAGCTGGAAAATCCAGAGGTGCAGCAATTGGCACTAACGCCATTGTTCAATTAGACGACCAGCTTGGTGGAGTCTATTTTTACGGTGACGATGGTACTGATTTGGTTTCTACCGCAGCTTCTATTGTTGCAGAAGTGGATGGCACACCGGGACTTAATGATATGCCGGGTCGCTTGGTCTTCAACACCACTAATGATGGCTCTCAATCGGCTACAGAGCGCGTAAGAATTGACAGCACTGGTCAAACCACTTTTAGTTATAACGCAGTTATTTCTGTTTCGGATGCAACTAATGCCGCTTTGCGCGTTACACAGACGGGTGTAGGTAATGCTTTGTTGGTTGAAGATGCAGCCAATCCTGATTCAACACCTTTTATTGTTGATGCACTTGGGCGTGTAATTCAAGGCTACACCACCGCAATCCTTACCGCTGATGATTACAACGGGACAAATAGAACCGGGTGGGGGTATCAAGGAAACACCTCAAATGCGGCCGGTGCTCTTTTTACAACTTGGAATACATCCCCTACTGTGGGTGCTGGAATTTCTTTGTCTCGCTCAAAGAGTGCGACTGTTGGTACTCAAGCAGTTGTTTCTTCTGGTGACTCATTAGGGGGGATTGGTTTCACAGGTGATGATGGCACAAACTTTATTGTTGCCGCAAGCATTGCCGGATTAGTAGACGGAACTCCGGGCACTAATGATATGCCCGGACGGTTGGTGTTCAGCACAACTGCTGATGGTGCATCTACGACTACAGAGCGCATGAGAATTGACAGCGTGGGGAATGTGGGTATTGGCGCTACAGCAAATGCCTCCGCAATACTAGACGCGCAAAGCACCACCAAGGGTGTGCGTATGCCTAACATGACTACAACGCAAAAGAATGCGATTGCATCACCTGCTGCGGGACTAATGGTGTTTGACACCACTCTTGCAAAACTTTGCGTTTACTCCGGCGCGGCTTGGGAAACCGTCACTTCAATTTAAATATCATGGCCGAAAAAATGATCAGCGAGACCGAGGCCAAGCTGGCTACGCATGAGGCTATCTGCGCTGAGCGTTACGAAAGCATCCAAAAGAGTTTTGCTGCTGGCTCAAAGCGCATGGCAAAGCTGGAGTACCTGCTCTACATCGTGATTGCGGCAGTGCTGTTTGGGCCAGGTGTAGCAGCTGAGTTTGTCAAGAAAGCACTAGGGCTGTGAAGTGGACTTCTTTGAAATCCTGTCAAAAGCATGGCCCATCCTGCTGGCAATCATCACGCTGATCATCGTATTGGCTAAACTCGATTTGCGGGTGGCAGTGTTAGAGGAAAAGATCAAAACGCTATTTGAGATGTGGAACAGGCGGGACAAATGATTGACCCGATTACCGCATTTGCTGTAGCCCAAGGAGCCATCAAAGGCATTCAAGCTGCCATCAAGATGGGAAAGGACATCAATGGCATCAGCGGTGACCTGATGAAGTTCTTTGAGGCGAAGGACGTTATCGCCAAGGAGTCGGTCAAGAAGAAGCCAAAGGGTTTTGGCAAGAGCGATACGGCAGTGGCGTTTGAAACGGTGATGCAGCTCAAGCAGCTTCAAGACGCAGAGAACGAGTTGAAGCAGATGTTGATTTGGTCGGGCAATGACGACGTATGGAATTCCTTGATGCTGGAGCGCAACCGCATGGTGGCTGAACGCAAGAAGGCAGAAGCTGAAGCAGCTCACGCCAAGGCAATTAGGGCATCAGAGATTAATGACATACTGACTTTTGGTCTATGGGCTGCATTGGTAGCTGTAGTGGTTGGCTTAACCGCCTGGTTTACTTGGCAATTTGTTATCAAAATATGACTCCAGAACTGCAAAAATACTATGACGACAGATTTGACCTATTTTCCAAGCCTGGATGGATTGACTTAATGGAGGATGTTGACAACGTGATCAACTCTATTAACAATGTCAGCAATGTTCAGGACGAAAAAGATTTACAATTCAAAAAAGGCGAATTGTCTATTTTGATTTGGTTGAAGAATCTGAAACAAGTAAGCGAAAGAGCCTACGAGGATTTATGAAAAGAATTTATGGATTTGTCTGTGAAAACGGACACAAGATTGACCGATTTGTCAGTTATGAGATGAAAATCGTTCAGTGCGAGTGTGGTGGGACAGCCCACCGCGCTTTGCAAACCCCAGCGTTTCGGCTGGAAGGGTGGTCAGGTTCATTCCCGTCAGCGCACGGTAAGTTTGAAAAAAGCCACCTGGACAAGCTGAAATCGGAGCAAAAAGCCAGCGCATAAGCAATATGCCGCGCTGTGTCCTACAACCTTAAATGGCAGGAAAAAATTATGTTAGTTGATCAAGAGAACGAGACGCTAGGCGAACTGGAAGTTGAAGAAGCCAAAGTCAATGAGATTCCCGAGAAATATCGGTCAAAGTCTCTTGAAGAAGTTGTGCGAATGCACCAAGAAGCCGAAAGGTATATTGGCAAACAAGCGCAAGAAGTTGGTGAAGTCAGAAAACTTGCAGACGAACTGATCAAGCAAAATCTCTCTCCAAAGCAACAACCTGTTGAGGTCGAGCCAGAAGTAGATTTTTTTGAGAATCCGCAGAAAGCAGTCCAAAACACCATTGATCGACATCCTGATGTTGTCAAAGCACGGCAAGCAGCCGTTGACTTCAACAAGATGCAGATGCAGCAAAAACTGACGCAACAGCATCCCGATTTTGTCCAAGTGGCAAATGATCAAGGGTTTGTGGATTGGGTGAAGCAATCACCAGTTCGCTTGGGGCTGTACGCTAAAGCTGATGGTGAATTTGATTACGACAGTGCCAATGAATTGCTAACCACCTACAAGGAATTGAAGGGCGTTAAAGCTAGACAAACTGATGAGTCAAGCCGACAAGTCAGGAGCCAGGCTTTGAAAGCAGCAACTGTTGACACTGGCGGCACAGGCGAAAGCGGCAAAAGAGTTTACCGACGAGCAGACCTCATTCGATTGAAGATGACTGATCCCAATCGGTATGATGCCTTGAGTGATGAAATCATGCAGGCATACGCTGATGGGCGAGTGAAATAACCTTTTTTTTGGAGTTTTATCATGCCATTTCCCACCCCTGCGGTAACCGTCACAACGGCGGCTACCTTTATCCCCGAAATTTGGTCAGACGAAATTGTTGCGGCATACAAGAAGAACCTGGTTCTTGCCAATGCCGTGATGAAGATGAGTTTCAAAGGCAAGAAAGGTGACACCGTTCACGTTCCTGCCCCGACTCGCGGCTCTGCGTCTGCCAAAGCTGCAAGCACTGCCGTTACTCTGATTGCTGCAACTGAAACTGAAGTCACGATCAGTATCAACAAGCACTATGAGTACAGCCGCTTGATTGAAGACATTGTTGAAGCACAGGCACTGAACAGCCTGCGTAACTTCTACACCGCTGATGCTGGTTATGCACTTGCAAAACAAGTGGATACCGACTTGGTGCAGTTGGGCCGCAGCTTCAATGGCGGTGCTGGCACAAACGTCTATGCAACTGGTTCGTTTATCGGCGGCGATGGCACTACAGCCTATGTTGCTGGCTCGAACAACGAGACTGCACTGACCGATGTGGCTATCCGCCGTACCATTCAGCGCCTGGATGACAACGACACGCCAATGGACAATCGCTTCTTCCTAATCCCTCCATCTAGCCGTAATACGCTGATGGGCCTCTCGCGTTACACCGAGCAGGCGTTTGTGGGCAACGGCAATGCGATCCGCAATGGCGAAATCGGGCAGCTTTACGGCATCCCTGTTTACACCTCCAGCAACTGCGATACCACCAGTGGTTCAGCAGCCGCCCGAGTGTGTCTGATGGGACACCGTGATGCAATGGTGCTGGTTGAGCAAGTCGCAGTGCGTTCGCAAGTGCAGTACAAGCAAGAGTATCTTGCTACCCTGTACACCGCTGACACGCTGTACGGCGTTGCCAACCTCCGTGCTGCTGCGTCAACTGGTGCTGCACTGTCTGCATCGGCATTTGCGCTGATTGTCCCGGCCTAATGTGATTGCCCCTTGCCTAACGGCTGGGGGCGTCTAAACTCAAAGGAGAATCAAAATGGCTGCTGCTACCGCTGTAGTTTCGCGTCGAGGAACTGATCAATTCCGAGGCTTGTTTTCGGATACTTTTTCTGTTGTCGCTACGCTTGATGCATCGTCTTTGATAGACGCTGCTGGTGAAACTAACACAATTGCTGTTCCTGGCGTCAAGCTGGGCGATGTTGTGCTGGGTTTTTCGATGGGTGTTGATCTGGTTGGACTGAGCGTTGACCCTTATGTGTCAGCCGCTGATACTGTATCAATTCGTTTCCAAAACGAATCTGGTACAACTGTGAACTTGGCAAGCACTACCGTGCGTTGTGTCGTTGCTCGGATGGTGTAAGTTCTGGGGCGGCTAAAAACCGCCCCATCTAAAGGGAAATATGGCTACTTTCCAATGTTTGCAAAGCAAGAACTTTGTGACCTTTACGCAGCCCTACGACATCAAGACGATGATGGCGCACCCTGAGTATCGACTGGTGGAACAAAAGCCATCAGAGGCCCAACCAGAGCCTATTAAACGTCAAATGGGCAGACCCCGCAAAAGTCTGAGTCTGGCAACCGAATAACCAAGGAAAAAATCATGATGTACGGTAAACCCAAAACGCCATCAAAAGCACCGCCCAAAAAAGGCGTACCTGTCACCATCATGGTGGCAGTTGGCAAACCTAAGTTGCCTGTTAGGGGTCAGCGCACTGCAACACACATGAAGTCTGGTCGCGGCAAATGAAGACCAAAGCTGAGAAGAAGATTGCCAAAGTCATGACTGAGTATGGCAGTGGTAAATTGCACTCGGGAAGCAAAAAAGGCCCGGTTGTTACTTCTCAAAAACAAGCAATTGCTATTGCATTGTCCGAGGCTAAAAAGGCCAAAAAATGAGAGCATTGTCGGTTGGCGTTAGTCCTACAGCGGCAGTAGATACCACAGTCTATACCTGCCCAAAGGGTTATTACGCCAAATTTACTGTAATGTATATACACAATACAGGTGGGTCTACTAAGCACATTACTGTGCAATGGTTTGATGCAAGTACCAGTACCACCCTTGATATATTGACTAGCTACGACTTTACGTCAAAAGGCTATTTACAGTTTGATGGTAATGCCTATATTGTTTTGGAAGAAGACGACAAACTCAAAATAACTACTCAGTCGGGAAGCACATTCAGTTTTATAGCGACATTTGAAGAAGAAGGGTTGACCCGATGACATTCCTTGAACTGATTAACGATGTGCTGATTCGCTTGCGCGAAACGCAAGTCTCCACCAATGCCGAGTCAAGCTACTCCACGCTAATTGGCAAATTTGTCAATGACGCCAAGCGCCAAGTAGAAGATGCTTTTAGCTGGAACGTCTTGTCAACTGACATCACCGTCACCACCGTGGCGGCAACCTATCAATACGCATTGACAGGATCTGGTCAGAAATTTCAAGTGCAAGATGCCATCAACAGCACAGCCAACATTGGGATGACAAACATCAGCTTTGTTGAGATGAATCGTTTTCAAAACTTTGCAATTACTCCAGCCGCCACTATTCCTTCGATGTACGCTTTTGAGGGTGTTGATGGAAGCGGAGACACCAAAGTGACCCTGTACCCCAGGCCTGATGCTGTTTACTCGCTGCGGTTCAGTCTGACGGTTCCACAGGCTACTCTGGCTGCTGATGGAACAGCGGTGCTGGTGCCTGATGTGCTGGTGGCTCAGAACGCCTATGCCAGGGCATTGGCAGAGCGCGGTGAAGATGGCGGCATTAGCAGTAGCGAGGCATACCAGCTGTACCGCACAATGCTTTCAGACTACATTGCACTGGAAGGCACTCGCTACCCAGAGAACCAAGAGTTTGTAGCAATATGAGCGAATCCCTGCAAATTGCCAGCATTTCAGCGCCAGGGTTCTTTGGGCTGAACACGCAGGACTCGCCTTTGGATTTAAACCAAGGGTTTGCCCTAGTGGCAACCAACGCCATCATTGACCAGTATGGGCGTATTGGCTCGCGTCAGGGTTGGTCTAGGGTCAATGCAGCAGTTGGTAGTTTAGGCTCAAATGATGTTGGGGTTATCCATGAGTTGGTGCAGTCCGATGGCACTCTTACAATTCTGTTCAGTGGTAACAACAAACTTTTCAAACTGGACAGTTCAAATGTGGTCACCGAATTGACCTATGGCGGAGGCGGCACGGCCCCAACAATTACAGGCAACAACTGGCACTGCACCAGCCTCAACAGCATTACCTATTTCTTTCAAACCTTACACAATCCTTTAATTTATGATCCATTGGTCAGCACTACAACATTCCGTAGAGTTAGCGAAAAAACTGGCTATGTTGGAACAGTGCCTGATGCTGACATTTGCATCAGTGCCTACGGCAGACTCTGGGCGGCAAATACATCATCTGTTAAAAACACGGTTTACTTTTCAGACCTGATTGCAGGTCATGTTTGGTCAACTGGCACGGCAGGTTCTCTTAATGTTGACCGGGTATGGCCCAACGGCAGCGACGAGATTACTGGGCTGGCGGCTCACAATGGATTTTTGATCATTTATGGCAAACGTCAAATTCTGGTCTACGCCAATGCCACCACTCCAGCAACAATGGTGTTAAGTGATGCTATTGGTGGAATTGGTTGCATTGCCCGTGACAGCATTGCCAACAGCGGAAAAGATGTGCTTTTCTTGTCAAATTCTGGCGTCAGGTCATTGGCAAGAACCATTACCGAAAAATCATCACCGCTTGGTGACTTGTCTAAAAATGTTAGAAACGATTTGATTGACTACGTTAACAGCGAAAATACAACAAATATTAAAGCGGTCTACAACGAAAAGCAAGCGTTTTACCTATTGACAATGCCAATATCCAACGTCACTCTGTGTTTTGACACTAGGACGCAGCTTCAAGACGGTTCATTTAGGGTGACAACTTGGGATTCAATTGAACCAACTGCCCTACTATCAAGACGCAACGGCGATTTATATATCGGGAAAACTGGTTACATTGGGAAGTATGAACTGTATTTAGACGACACTGACCTATATAGATTTCAATATTACACCAACAACGCCGATCTTGGAAACGCAAACGTCACTTCAATTCTCAAAAAAATCAAAGCCGTGCTGATTGGTGGAACAAACCAGTACGTCACCATCAAGTGGGGATTTGACTTCAGCACAAACTATAACTCTGCCAATGTCCTCATCCCGGCGCAAGGCATAAGCGAATATGGCATAGCAGAATATGGTGCAAATGCAACAACCGTAGCAACTTACAACGGCGGTGTTGCTCTCCAAGAACTTTCAATACCTGCGTCAGGTCAGGGTAAAATTGTACAAACAGGTTACGAGGCCAACATCAACGGTTCTGCTCTCTCAATCCAAAAAATTGAGATTCAATTCAAGGATGGAAAAATAGCATGAGCAATTACGTTCAATCAACAAACTTTGCGACTAAAGACGCTCTGACATCTGGAAATCCACTAAAAATTGTCAAAGGTACTGAGATCAATGTTGAATTTACAGCTATCGCTGTAGCGGTGGCAACCAAAGCAGATTTGGCAAGCCCAGTGCTGGTGACACCAGACATTGGTACGCCCTCGGCTGGAGTTCTTACAAACACAACTGGCTTGCCGCTTACTACTGGTGTGACGGGTACGCTACCCAACACAAAAGGTGGAACAGGCCAATCAAGCGCGTTTACCCAATACGGCGTGACTTACGCAAGCACGACCACCGCATTGGCTACAACTGCCGCAGGCACAGCAGGGCACGTTTTAACTGCCAACTCAGGCGCGGCCCCAACTTTTCAAGCTCCGACTGCATTTGCTTATCCTGGCGCAGGCATGGCAGTATCAACAGGTACGGGTTGGACTACAAGCAAAGCAACCCCAACAGGTGTGGTTGTTGGTGATACCGATACCCAAACGCTGTCCAACAAAACTTTGACCGCCCCTGCGCTTGGCACACCGGCATCAGGTAATTTAGCAAACTGCACGTTTCCCACGCTAAACCAAAACACAACGGGCAATGCTGGTACAGTTACAAATGGTGTTTACACAGTAGGCGCTCAAAGCATTGGCGGCATTAAAGATTTTTCCTCTAAAGCTAGGTTTTATGGCACTGGGGTTGGCGATTATTCTGATCGCACTATTTTGGTTGAATCTAGCGCAGGTTCGCCGGGGCTTGGTTTCCACGCCGCTGCTCTTAGTCAAGCAGGTATTTTGTTATTTGATGGTGGGACTGGGCAATACTTCAAACTTAGAAATTATTTAGATTCAGCTTTTCTACCTCTTGCCGCATCCAATATGTTTGGCTATGCCCAAACTGTTGTATCTTATTATCAGGCGGGCGCTCTTGTTTTGACGGGTCGAGCATCAGCAACAACCTACACTAATTCAACAGGTAAGCCAATTGTTGTTTACGCTGTTGGCACAGGAGTAACGGCAAATCTCGTTGCCACTATTGATGGAAAAGAAATTGCAGTTCAGACTAACCAAAGTTCGGCTGGTTTTGTTTCAGTTTCTTTTGTTGTTCCAGATACTGTTACTTACTCAGTTAATTTTCAGGGCGGAATGACTCTCTATGATTGGGTTGAAATAAGATGAAACACTTTAAAACACCTAAAAACGATATTCGGGCTATTGATTCTGATCAAGAGTTCTTGATTGAGTCGGATTGGGTAGAGCTTTCGGATGCTGAGTTGGCGGCTGCACTTGCGCCAACGACTGCTGAAATAAACCAAAGGCGCATCGCAGAATTGAAAAGCAAACTTGCGTCAACAGACTACAAGTTGATGCCCGACTACGACAAGCCCAGTGAGACAATTAAGCAGCAGCGGCAGGGCTGGCGTGAAGAAATTAGGGTGCTAAGTGCATGATTACGCACCATTTCAGCGACAAGTTGTACGCCAAAGAGATGCGTATTCCTGCGAACATGGTCATTTTGAAGCACACTCACAGCTTCAGCCACCTAAGTGTGTTGGCGCAGGGCCAGGTAGCGGTTCTGAGAGGACAGGAGATTGATATTGTGAACGCTCCCGCTTGCATTGAGATTCAGGCAGGGCTGACGCATGGCGTCAAGGCGATTACTGATTGTGTTTGGTTTTGTATCCACGCGACTGACGAAAAAGACCCGTCAAAAGTGGATGATGTTTTGATTGGAGTTTGATCATGCCTATTATTGCAGCCGGTATTGGTTTGGCGGGGTCGCTGTTTGCTGGCAACTCTGCTGCAAACGCATCCCGGTCACAAGCAGACGCCCAGCGCTATGCTGCTGACAGGGCCGCTGAAGAGGCTAGGTTTCGGCCAGTAGGGGTCAGCGGCAGCAGGTACGGCACGACCACCAGCCAGATCGACCCCGCAACCGGGCGCGTCACAAGTATGGGCTACGCCCTGACGCCAGAGATGCGCGCCTACCAGGACAGGTTCCAGCGCCTGGCTGGTCAGGGGTTGACTGACGCTGAAAAGGCAAGAGGAATGTTTGACCCGTTGCGTCAAGCTGGGCAGCAACTCTATGGCATGGGGCAGACTTACCTGGATCAGCCGCAAGACCAGCGCATTGGACAAATGGCAAGCGGTTACCTTGGCCCATCACAGTATGGTGCAGACATTGGCAAGGTTGGCAGTGCTGCTCTAAGCCAGGCAGATGATCCACGTTTTGCTCAACTGGGTGCTGGTTACTTGCAGCCCTCGCAGGGCAGTCAGGCATTGACCCAACTCGGGCAGAGCTACGTTGGTCAAAACCCGCAGGATGTTGAGCAGCAGTACATGAAGCGGCAAATGGCGCTGCTGGCCCCAGGGCGTGAGCAGGAAGGTGCAAACCTGCAAAACCAGTTGTTCCAACAGGGCCGAGGTGGTTTGAGTGTTGGTGCTACCAGCACCGGCATGGGCGCCACAACACCAGAACTGCAAGCCATGTACAACGCGAGGGCACAACAGGACGCTTCCATTGCTGCTGGAGCGCAGCAGGCAGGACAGCAAAGCGCAGCCTTTGGTGCTGGGTTGTTGAGCCAAGGTCAACAGATGGGCATGGCTGGTCAACAGTTCGGTATGAACGCTATTCAAGCAGGCCAAGGTCTAAACCAACAGCGCCAGCAGTTTGGCATAGGCGCGATGCAAGCAGGCCAGCAGTACGGCATGGCAGGCCAAGGGTTTGGTGCTGATCTGTTGCAGAGACAGCAGCAATTGGAGCAACAGCGGATGCAGTTCGGTACTGGACTGTTTGGTGCTGGCAGCGGATTGTATGGGCAGTACAACGCAAACGTCACAGGGGCATTGCAACCGTACTCCAACTACGCTGCACAAGCCTATGGCCTAGAAGAGCAAGGCATGGGGCCGATGGAGATGAGCGCAGCCCTCGGCGGCAGGGCTATGCAAGGCGGTCAATATGCTGGAAGGTACGGCTTGGAAGGCGCGACAGCCGCTGCTGCATCACAGCAAAAAGCTGATGCGTACAGCCCGTTTGGTACTGCTCTTTCGGGTGCGGGTAAAAGCCCAGAGTTGGTAGATGCACTGTCAAAGTATTATCGCGGTGGTAGTTCTCAAGAAGGCCCGGTATCAATGCCCGGCTATGGTGGAATGTACGACACCACTACTTACATGGGGCGCTAATCATGACTCAAATTGTTGAATCCTTGTTCGGCGTCAACCCCGAGCGTTATCAGGAGCAGAAGGATGCTGCGCTACAGCAAGAAGCTATGGCCTACGCCAAGCTGGACCCGTTGCAACGAGCAGAGGCTGGCATCTACGCTGGTGCTAGGGGACTTGCCAGCGGCATTGGCAGGATGCTGGGCGGGGAAGATCCAGGTATGCGCCGGGTCACTGAGCAAGACCAAATCATTCGCAGCATTGATTTGAACAACCCTGAGACTTATGGGCCAGCAGCTCAACGTGCGCTTCAAACGGGCCATTCTGAACTAGCTCAAAAAATCATGAATAGGTACAGCCAGCTGCAAGAAAGCAGTGCGTTGATTGGTCAGCGTAAGGCGTCAGCAGTAGCCTCTCTTGCTCAAGCTACTCGTGAGCGTACACAACCGACTGCAAAAGAAATTGAAATAGCAAGTGCGTATGCTTCTACTTTTGGTGAACAAGGAAGTCAAGAGTATATTGATGCGTATCGTTCAGCGTTGCGTGGAGAAGAGAAAAAAGACAAGCCAGTTGTTGTTGGTAACGCATTGGTTAACCCAACTACAGGGGTTGTCATATATCAGTCTCCAAACGAAACACTTAAAACTGCAGTTGTTGGTGGAAATCTTGTTGATACAGCCACAGGAAGGGTAATTTTTACTGCTCCAGAAACTCAAGTAAAACCTATTGTTGTCGATAACAAATTGATTAACCCAGTTGACGGAACTGTGATTTATGAATCATCATCCAAAAAGTTAAATACAGCAGTTGTTGGCGGGAATCTTGTTGATGTAGATACAGGGGCGGTTATTTTTAAAGCACCAGACAAGGTGACTCCTGAACCTACTACTTCTGAGTTAACCAACGCCCGTGCTATAGCTGCACAGGCCGGTCCCGCTGGTTCACCTGAATACAACACTGCGTTTGATGCTGAGTACAAACGGCTGACAGCAGAAAAAGAGTCAAAGGAAACAAAGACTGAAATTCAAAAGTTGCAAGAATACGCTGCTACTTTGAAACGTGGATCACCTGAGTTCGCGCAAGTCCAAGCTAAGATTAAAGCACTGGGTGAGACTGGCGGAACTAAAATCACGAACATCATACCTGGTCAACCTGTTGCGCCAAAAGATTGGATGGACTTTACACAAAAGGTATTGAGTAACGACCCAGTTATGCAGCGCACATCAACAATTATTTCGGATGCTCCTAGCGCGATTGAAATAATTCGCTCATCAACGACAAACGACATCTCAGCCGCTTCATTGCCAGGGGCATTAGCACGTCTAACCGGAGAGGGCAAAAGTATGTCTAATCAGGATGTGCAACGCTTTGCACGTACCGGTGGATTGGATGACCGGTTGGCTCAAGATGTTGTAAAGTTTTTTTCTGGAACAACAACCAATGTCAAAAAAGATCAAGCGGAAAAATTTGCTACGGCGCTATATCGAGGCGCTTTGATTGAGCGCAGAAAAAAACTTGTGGACGAAGCCGAACAGTATGGCTACTTGGACTCACCCAACTACAAGAGTGCGTTGCGGCAAATCGACGACAAACTCAGCCGGTTTCAATTGAAGACCAAGGGTGGTAGCGACACTTCGGTTGCTAGCGGTGCGGATGCCGAAAAGGAAGCAAGATACCAAGCCTATAAACGCGCTCAGGAAGGAAAATAATCATGACGGAACAAGAAGAATTTGAATTTCGTCTTAGACTTGAGCGAGAGCAAGAACGCTCAAAATCAGTTCCCATAACACGTGAGCCGCTTACAAGTCAAATTCCAACAACGGGTAATCCTGCTGCACCTCAGCCACGTCCTGCCACCAGTATGGGTCAATACTTGTTTGAAAGCGCAAAGCGCGGACTAACCTCAATTCCTGCGTTATTGAGCGCAGGCAGCGCAGCGCAAACAGGGACGTTTGCTGGCGCGTTTCCGACGCAACCTGAATTGGAAGAGTTTACAAAAGAAAACATCCAAAGGCGTATGGGTGTTGACGTTGACTTGCGCCCTGCAACTACCATGCAGCGGATGCTAGGCGCAGGGGTTGAGGCAATAGCAGACCCACTCAACTTAATTGGCCTCCCTGTTACTGGCCCAGCAAGGGCTGCAATGCTAACTGGCTCAGGCATCGCAGGAATTGGTGGTGAGTTTGGCGGGGAAGTTGGTGGTCAAGTTGCTGGTGTGCCAGGCCAGATTACAGGCGGTATCTTGTTTGCTTTGATGTCTGGTGCAGGCGCGGCTAAAGGAGTTGAGTCTCTTTTTAGCAAAGGCAAGGGTGTTGACCTTAAGGACTTCAAGGTAGAAGATTTGGCGGGTATTGAGGGTAATTCGGTTGCAAAAGATTTGATTGATAAAGCGTTAGCATCGGATCCTAGTCTAAATGCGCGGCTACAAGACATCAAGAAAAAAGTTGATTTTGTTGGCGGTAAAAGTGACGTTTTAGCCAGCGGCGGAATAGACAACAAGGTGTTTCGTAGCGCATTGACAAGACTTGCGCAAAACGATGAAAAAATTGGCAGCGAACTGCAAAAAATTTACACAGATTTGCAGACGGCGGTTCGCCGTAAGGCAACTGAGTTATACCCTCAGCCAAGCACCACGCTGCCAAGCACAAGTAAAGTGACCGCAGAAGCCGACGTTGATTTCAATAAACGGCTTGGCGCTATTGATGCGCAGCGAGCTAAACTGACGCAAGCTCTTGATTTGGGCGGCGCTCCTGTCGAGTTGGGAAAGTTAGTTCAAAACCTGACGCTTGCACAAGAAGCCGCAGCGCGTAACGCCTTGTCGCCTGAATACAACAGCGTTAAAAAGCAGGCCTCGGCTATGGGCGCGATATTGCCTGCTGCACAAACGCAATCATTGCTTGATACGGCCAAAGACTTGTTTATGCAAGACCCTTGGGGTCGTCAATCAAGTTTGCTTAAGCTGGTTGAGAAACAATCAGGAGAATTTGAAAAGCTGAGATCTCGATCTGCCAGGCAGGCCATATCACCAGACCAACCGTTGCTAGGTGCTGGTGGGGATAACCTGCCATCCGTAACGGGCGACTTGTCTGTTGGTTTGGATATAACTAGTTTGGATTCTCTCAAGCGCCGGGTAGCAGAAGACATCCGCACAATTAAGTCAGACTCAACTCGCGACAAATTAATATTGCTACAGCAGCGCGTTGACGACGCTCTTAATCAAGTGCAAAGCACCAGTGGTGATGTAAGAGTCAATTTTCGAGGCCAGCCAACCACCTTTGGCAGCGCCATGCAGCAGCTAGATTTGGACTATTACACCAAGGTCGGCATCCCTTTTAAGGATGCAGACGCAGTGCAAAAAATTGGGTCGCAAGAATATGCAGAGCGCATCGCGCCTCAGTTGGCTGGAAGCCCTACGTCAATGTCGCAATTCTTGCGCATAGCTGGTAATGATGGCGTGCCTTTAGCCGAGAAGGCTGTGATGTCTAAACTGTACACGCAATCTTTGGGCAAAGATGGGTACATAGACCCGGTTAAGTTAAATGGGTTACTTACCAAAACTAGCAACAACGGCGGGTACAGCGACATTTTGACGCAACTGCCAAATTTGCAGGGAAGGCTGACAGACGCTACACAACGTGCTGATTTTCTATCGTCTCAGCGCGTGTCCATTGACGACGCAGCCAAAGCTGAGCGTGTGCGTATTGGTGACAGCTTCTTGGCCGACTACGACCGAGGTGGGGTAGAAGCAATTTCTTCACGTATGTTGAGCGCAAATGGCATTGGCTATCAAGCTAAATTTATGAGCGATTTGAAAAAGTTGTCGCCAGATGACCAGACTAACGCAACGCTTGCGGTGCGCAACGCAATGGTCAGCAAAATGCTAGATAGCAAAAATCCGTTTGAATTCTTAAACAAGAACAAAGCTGCGTACACTAAAATGTTTGGTAATGCGCACGTTGACAACCTAGCAGCAATGGCCGACGTTCAGAGATTGGCAACCAAAATAAACGTGGAGAGATTGCCCCTGAATGAAATAGCCATCAAACAAATGTCGGCTTTGCAGCGCCTTCTTGGTGGTGTTGACCCCAAGCAAATATCCGCGATTGCGGTCAATCAGATTTCTAGCGTGTTCAATAAAGGCTTTCGAATTGCGGCTTTGATCGGCCAGCAAAACATTGACCAAGCTACAAAAGAAGCGCAGCGCAAGTTGTTTATGGATCCAAACGGTCTTGACAACACAATCAAAGCCACGACTCGATTGATTAGTAAAAAAGGTCAAGACGTAGATTTGAAATCGTTTATTAAACCAGAGGATTTATCCAATGCAGTCAGTTCGTTAGGCATGAACGTATTGCGATCTGGATACTTGGGTGGTTCTGTGGCAGCGTCCGAAAGCGAGGTCATGACAACAGAACCTGAGTCGTTCTATGAGTACACCCCACAAGAATAAAAGGCTGCCCGTGGAGCCATCCAAGAAGCCCAACAATAAAAATGAAAGCCAAGCTCACTTTTTTTGTCACGCTCATGGTTAGCCTGACTTTGTGCGTTGTTGTTATGGGAATGGTTGGCGTGATGCTGCTTGGTCTGTTTGATGAAAAGGTAGACAACAACAAGATTTTTGAGTTGATCTCCCCAGCATTTCAAACTATTGTTGGCGGCTTTATCGGGCTGTTGGCTGGTGTAAAACTATCGCACGAGGATGAAAAATAATGGATTGGCTTAAACAGATTGCACCAACGATTGCCACTGCACTTGGCGGACCATTGGCAGGCATGGCAGTAAGCGCCATCTCCAAGGCCATTGGTGTTGACCCCGAGCAGGTTGGCGACATGATCAGCAACAACAAGCTGTCAGCCGAGCAAATTGCACAGGTAAAGCTGGCTGAGATTGAACTGCAAAAGCAGGCGCAGGAGCTTGGCCTCAACTTTGAGAAGCTGGAGGTGGAGGACAGGAAATCCGCAAGGGATATGCAGTCTGCCACCAGGTCTATGATGCCGCCAATACTGGCTGGTGCCGTGACCTTGGGATTCTTCAGCATCATGGTGATGATGTTCTTCAATCAGATTGACTCCAACAACCCCGCCATCCTGATGATGCTGGGCAGTCTAGGCACCGCTTGGACCGGAATAATCGCCTACTACTTTGGCAGTTCTGCTGGAAGCCAAGCCAAGACAGATTTACTTTCAAAGAGGTGATTATGAAACCGGGACTCTATGCAAACATCAATGCCAAGCAAAAGCGGATCGCCGCTGGATCTGGCGAGAAGATGAATAAGGTCGGCAGCAAGGCAGCGCCAAGCGCCAAGGACTTCAAGCAAGCAGCTAAGACTGCCAAAAAGAAATGAAAACTCCAGCCTGGCAGCGCAAGGAAGGTCAAAACCCGAAAGGTGGCCTCAACGCTGCTGGAAGGGCAAGCCTGAAGGCGTCTGGTCAGGACATCAAAGCGCCTGTGAAGTCTGGTGACAACCCTCGCAGGGCTAGTTTCCTGGCTCGAATGGCTGGCAATGATGGGCCAGAGTACAAGGACGGTAAACCTACCCGGCTGCTGCTGAGTCTTAATGCTTGGGGTGCCAGCTCCAAGGCTGACGCCAAGGCCAAGGCCAAGGCTATTTCAGAGAGAAACAAATGACGCCTCACTTTAGCCTTGCAGAACTAACGCACACTGACCACCGCAGTCTGGACAACACGCCAAATGCACAGGAGTTGGCTAACCTCAAGCGGCTGGCTGAGTTTCTGGAGACAGTCAAATCAGCACTTGGCGGCAAGCCCATAATGATCAACTCAGCCTTTCGCAGTAAGGCCGTCAATGACGCCGTAGGAAGCAAAGATACCTCTCAGCATAGGCAAGGCTTGGCTGCTGATTTCCGAGTGCCTGGCATGGCTCCTGACGCCGTTGTGAGGGCAATCATTTCAGCCAAGTTGCCGTATCAACAACTAATCAGAGAATTTGATTTATGGACACACATAAGCATTCCAAACACACAAAACGGAAAACCCAAACGCGAAGTTTTAATTATTGATAAATTAGGTGTAAGACCATACGCTTAAATTGTGCAAGTTAAATGTAATTTTCTTTTGGCCGTTACATAAGATTGGTGCGCTTCTTCTGAAGTTTTAAAGAATCCAAGCCACTTTCTTTTGCCATTTACACAAATTCGGCTAAACCAAGTTTTGTGTTTTTTGCTATAAAAAGCACCTATCAAACCTGATTTATTTGTTGTAAATGCCTTACGCATATTTTGTTGGTTTCCACTTTTACTAACAACACGCAAATTTTCAATTTTGTTATCTGTTTTATTGCCATTTATGTGGTCAATGTTGTCAACTGGCATATAGCCATGAATGTATAAATATACTAAACGGTGTAACAAATAATGTTTACCATCTAACCTACATCCAATATAACCACCCCCAACTTTGCTTGATATTGGATTATCCTTTTTTGCGCCTTTACGATTGCCAGACCAATAAAGTTGACCATCTTTATATGTAAAAACGGATTGAATGTATTCTTGTGTAAGCATGACGAATCTTTCATGTAGGAATCATTTAAATTTGTGGCAGATGGTGATTCAATCCACTTTTCCCCCGCTAAAGGTAGCCACAATTAATTATACATTTTTGACAATTGTCAGTTTGCGAAGTAGCTGCATAGCATCCCGCAGGTCTTGACGCAACTGCTCAAGTGCCTCTTGTTGGCCCTGTAGGCGTAGGTAGGCGTCCAAGGCAAATTTATCGAGCGTCTGGCGATCCCAGGCTGCGAAATTCGGTAGATCGTTCAACTTGGTTCCTTATCCATTGTGGGCCTAAACGCATCAGTGCAATACGTTGGCTCTGGGTCAGCTTGATTGAGTAGACCACAGACAGTGGCTCACCTACACGCTTGGCTTTGTCGATGCGTTTGTCTCTCATGGGCGTTTCCTCGGCAATGGTGCCCAAAATTCCCAGAACTGTGTCTCATTGGGTCGGTGTACGTACTTCCCGAGTGACGCCACGCCGCCGCGCCCGAGCAACAGAATCTTTACACTGGTTGGCGTGCTTGCGTCAATGGGTATCCAGTAGTAGTCTTGTGCCACCACTGCTGCGCGGGTGCTGTCCAGCTTGAACTTCTGCTCATGCTTGAAACGCTCAAACTCTTCGTCTTCAGTATCCATTGCGTTCCTTCAGTTTGGCTTCGATGGCACGGGCAAACTCCATC